AACCCATATGCTGCTAAGTTGCGTGAGAAGAATCTCAAAAAGGTCTTTGGTAAGAACACCTTTCGCAACATCGTATGTCTTGATACAGGTGCTGATAAATATGACCACCTGTGGTTACAATATGCTGGATATGAGCATTTCTGGTTAGAAGATAAACCAGAGAATGCTTATCATGGTAAGTTAGTTGGCATGAAACCAATTCTTATTGAGCATGGACATAACATGGACAATACAGATTTTCCTATTGCAAAAACATGGGAAGATGTATATAATATCATTACTGACCCGATACATAAAGCATATGGAGTTTATGGGAGACACGCGAAATGAATCTGAAGGATATTCTAAAGCAATTCGAGGATCGTATCATTCAACTGGAGCAAGATAACAATGAGCTTTTCGACCGCGTTATTGAACTTGAAGAAGAACTCTTCGGGGATGAAGATTTTGGGAATCAAGATCAAGAAGACGAAACCTACGAAAAAGAAGCGCAAGTGACCTTTCGAATCATTGGAGATAACTAATGAATATTTTTGCACTGTCAACTGATCCTATTCAGTCGGCAGAGATGATGTGTGATAAACACGTTGTCAAGATGATTATTGAAACTGCACAACTTCTATCAACCGCGCATCGTATTCTTGACGGTGAAGAATATACAGACCGCACTGCTAACGGTCGTCGTATCAAACGCTGGTTGCATCCTAACTCTAATATGGAGTCAACACTCTACAAAGCATCTCATATCAACCATCCATCTGCCGTATGGGCTCGCAAGAGTAATAATAACTATAACTGGTTATATTGTCATTTCGATGCTTTGTGCCGAGAGTATACATATAGGTACGGCAAAATTCACTTGACAGAAGAGAAACTTCTGGATATACTAAAAAATCCACCTGACAATATTGCTATTGGTCGTCTAACAGAACTGCCTCAAGCAATGCCTGATAAGTACAAAGGTGTGTATTATGTCGATGCATATCGGCGCTATTATGTAGGAGACAAAATTGGATTCGCAAAGTGGACACGCAGAGATACCCCAGATTGGTGGAGCGATCCCACTTATCAATACCTCTGAACCAGAGGTAATACATTGGGTGGATCATAAACAGGCGCTTTGTTTGATTGAAGCGCCTAATACTACATGGAGACACGCTCACATTTATTACATGGAGCAAGTTGCCAAATGGGAACGCAAACTACGAGAGATTAGTAGATTGCGTATTGAGAAACATTTAGATGATAAGAAAGGGAATGTGAATGGCTAAAAAGAAGGGTGGCAAGAGCAAAGGTTTTATCAGTCAGGGTCAGCGTCCTAACGTCAAGCATAACGTCTTGAAGGCAGTACGCCGTGACATCACACCATCAGAGAAGATGGCAAATGTGATGAGTGCATACCTGGCAGGTCGCAATCCATGGGTTACTATTGCCAATCCAAACGATAAGCAGACCAATGCTAAATATATTCGTGTAAAGGCAGAGGAACTTTGGGGCAGCCCAAAGAACCGTGGTTATCGTATGGCAGCAGGAGCGACCAATGAGTAAAGACCTAGAAATTTATACTCAAGATGACTGTATCTTTTGTTTGAAAGCAAAAGAAACTATTCGAAACAATCCTGATATGGGATTCAAGGTTACTGAGTATAATATTCAAAAGCATCCTTCTTACAAAGATACCTTGCTAGAAAGGCAACCGGCAGCAAAGACTGTACCACAGATCTGGATTGCTGGTAAGTACATTGGCGGGTATGAAGACTTAGAAGATTATATTATGGAAACAACTAGTATTGGATAAGATTATGGAACTGCCACGCGGCACTTTGATTGAGCATTTGAAGAAAGATAGTGTAGAGGTAAGCTTTACTAAAGTAGATGGTGCGCCTCGTGTTATGAATTGTACACTTGACCCAGGTGTCATTCCTGTGGTAAATATTACATCAGAGTCTAATCGCAAAGAGAACCCTGATGTATTAGTGGTGTGGGATTTAGATAAATCAGCATGGCGGTCTTTTAGATTTGATTCTGTCAACAAGTTTGTTGCAGACGGCTTTTCTTGGGACAAGCAAACACAATTTTTTAGTGGGAGAGCAATGTAATGTCGGATGAGAAAGAACCAGATTTCTTAGATGAAATCTATAAACCAAAAAAACATGATACAAAAGAGTCTGAGATGTTCCAAGTCCTTGAGCTTCTAGCTAACACAGACCCACATTTCGTGAGAGGTTATGACTAATGCCCTTGAAAATTTTGGGTGCAGATGCAGCACCAGTTGATGAAGCACCCAAGACGGGTGGTATCGAAAAGAATGATATAAATAAACGTGCAAAAGGCGGCACAGAGTTAATGATGGAGGGATTGGAGAAGCGCCTTCCGAAAGGGCTCCTCAATGAGTTTCAAATCATTCCTTCGCGTCTTCGTGGTATTGATACCACTCGCAAGTCTATCCTCTGGTTGCACGATCTGGCAGAAGACCCTGAGGCCAAACACCTCTCTGACGCTGGAAGTCGGAAAAGATTCGACAAACTCGTCTTTGTCAGTCATTGGCAGTTTACTACTTACAATAAGGTTCTAGGTGTACCATACGGTGAGTCAATCGTTTTGCGTAATGCGATTGAACCCATAAAAAATCATGTCAAACCAAAAGACGGTCCTATTCGTCTAATCTATCACACAACACCGCATCGTGGTTTAGATATTCTGCTTGCTGTATATGAGCGACTATCTAAGACTTGGAAAGACAAGGTGCATCTAGACGTTTACTCTTCATACAAAATCTATGGTAATGAAGAGCGTGACCAGCAGTTTACACAGTTGTTTGATATCTGTAAGTCACATGACCATATCACATATCATGGTACTGTGTCGAATGCAGATATTCACAAAGCATTACAGGAAGCACATATCTTTGCATACCCATCAACCTGGCAAGAGACTTCCTGCATTGCTGCGATTGAGGCTATGTCTGCCGGTTGTGCAGTAGTCTGTCCTACGCTTGGTGCTTTGCCAGAGACAACAGCAAACTTTGCGTTGATGTATCCTTTTGATGAAAACAAACAACACCACGCGAATATGTTTTATAATGTGTTGAACTCTGCCGTTGACCAGTTTTGGGATGAGGAGATGCAGACCAAACTACTCTTGCAGAAGTTGACCACAGACACGTTCTATGACTGGGATCTTCGTGCTTCAGAGTGGAATGGTCTGCTCCGTTCTATGATTGACTAACTATACAGCGAAACTTTCTCCACACCCACACTGTGCAGATGCGTTTGGATTTACCACTTTGAGGTAAGACCCGCCCAGTTCGTTTACATAGTCAATCGTACATCCAAGTATGAACATCTCAGCCATATTATCTATAACTAGAATGTCATCTACTAATGTACCCTCATCTGTAGACTCTGCAAAGTCCCATTTGTATTGAAATCCACTACAACCACCACTCAACACACTTAGATGAATATATTTCGAATCATAAGAATGCAGCATATTACTTAGATAATCTTTTGCATTCTGTGTTATGTTGAGTGGAAAACTTTTCATTATTGTGTCAACGCATTCAATGGATTTTTCAAAGTACGATTGATTTGTTTATTAATATTATTTTGAAGTTCCTTCATGTCTGAGTCTAGTTTACGCCGGGTGAGGTCAAGTCTATCTTCAGCATCTTTAATCATGTCACGCGCGTCTTTCTCTGACTCTCTAATCAAGGCTCTAATCTCTCTGTCGGTGCCAGAAGTTCTCTTGTCTATCTTATATATGGTATCTGACTGACGGTTGATTTCTTCTTTCAAGTCAGTGCGAATGTCTCTAGAAATCTCCTGTGCCTCTTTGACAAGAATGACCATATCGTCAATCTTCTCTTCTACGAGAGCAATACGTTTATCGAAACCAGACATATCAGGTGCGGTGTAGGCAACGATCTTTTCTTTCATATCCATATAATCTTTGTACACCTCGAAACCACCATAGAGTGATCCTACGAGTGTGATGAGTGCGGTGGCAACGCCTACCATTTTACCGCCAGTAAATTTAATGCCACCAAATTCTATCTCTGCCATTTCTTAATCCTTGTACTGTGAGTCTATGAGTGAGTCCATTTGCATATTTTGTGCATCAGTCAATATATCAGCGAATGGGTCTACCATTTGAGGCAAGTCATATATTTGTGTGTCAATATACCAAGTGGTTCTATCTTTTAATATAGCACTCTGATAATCGCTGAAACCAGCAGTATCAGCAAGTGAAGTCATCAGTGTAAGTCGAGTAGCATCGACCTGGGCCATACTAACATTCTGATTCTGTAGAACTCGTGTCAAAATCTTTTGAGCAATCTTCTGCTTCATTTCTTGCTTCTTTTGCTCAGTAGTTTTAGTTTTAGTCTGTTTACTTTCCGCTTTTTGTGTAGTCTTTTGTTGCGAACTTTTAGAATCATTTTTGCTTTCATTGGATGCAGTCTCCTGCTTTTGAGGTTCCGAATCATTACTATCTTGTGAACTCTCCTGTTTTGTTTCAGAAGAACTTTCTGGTTCTGACTCCTGTTGTGGTTGTGCCTCTGCTGTTTGTTGCTCTGGTTCAGACTCTTGTTGCGGTTCAGCAGTCTGTGGTTCTGGTTCTGGTTGAGACTGTGGCTCAGGTTCAGATGGTTGTGTCTCTACCTCCGCAGGTTGTTGTGGTTGTGGTTCAGTTTCAGCAGTTGCTGGTGCATCGCTTGTTTCTCCAATAACTATGTCGCCACTTTCAGCAGCAGGCTCAACGTCTATAGGTCTAGATGCTACTGGCATCTCTACAGGTGCAGCATCTAGACTTGCCATTTCTGACACTGCCTCTGATATTGCCTCTACCATCTCAGGTGGTGCAGCATCCATAGAAGGCATATCGTTAGTTGCACCACCTACATCACTTGCAATATCCATGCCGGTTGCTGGCATCTCAGGCATTTCGGGCATCATGTCTGGCATATCATCGATTGCTGGCAACTCCATAGGTGGCGGTGCCATAGACGTATCACTTGCCATGTCATTTGTAGATACAGGCTGTGGCATTGGTGCGCCCATATCGCTCATCTCAGGTGCCATGTCAATGCTAACAATCTCAACCTGCACAGAACCAGTGTCATCAATCTTTAGATCGACGGTCATGTTTATGATATCACCAACACCGTCTGATACAGCAACTTCAATTGTATCTAACATATTATCAATATGCTCTTGTGTTACTTCTGGTAACTCTGGTTCTTCTTCAATTTCAACAATCACGACCTCAGTATCTTCTATGACCTCGGGCAAATCGACCGTAATCTCTATGACTTCTATGATCTCTGGTTCTGGTTCATTCCAATCACCAGCATTATTATTGTTATCATTATTATTGTTATTGTCATGCCCTTGATCTTGGTCTTCGATAGTCTCAGTAATCGTTTCAATTATAGTCTCAACTACATCTTCAACTGTCTCTGTAACTGTATCATCCTCTACATCGTCATCATCAACTGTAGTAATCGCATCGTCGGCCGTAGTATCTTCTGTAGTATCAACAACAATTTCAATCTCAATAGTTTCTTCTGTTTCTTCTACAGGTTGTTCAATTATTACGTCCGTGCTTTCAGTATCAGTGGTGGTGTCTTCTGTTGTCGTCTCTTCTTCAGTTTCAATAGTGATAGTTGTAGAAGCACTCTCTGTTGCTGTTAGTTGTGTAGTAATATATTCAGTAACCGTATTTGTAATCTGTTGTTCTATTTGCTGTATGACCGTCTGATATAAGTTGTGTGTAATAGTCACACTTGGATTTTTGAGAAGTGGACCAAGATAAGTTGGTTGACCATCACCTCTTGTGCCATCACTCAAATCATAGTTGCCTACATCGTATCCATAGCCTTGTATCGTTGCCGTAGCAGAACTCGTTAGATTATTCTGTGGCACAGTCAATGAAGCAGAGTAAGATTGAAAATTGGTAGGTCCATTGTCGATTGTATGAGTCGTAACACTTTCATAACTTTCACTACCATCAGTAACTGTTATAGTCATAGTAAAAGAGTCTGCGGGACCGCCAGTGCTTGAAGTACACTGAAATGTAGTTTGTGTATTAAAACAATTTAACATATCAGCTTGTGTGTCAATATCAAAACCACCCTGCCACTGTTCTTCTGTCATGTAACTATTCAGATTGAACTGTGAGGTCACCGTGCCACCATTAGGACCAAATATCAGCATCGTGCCAGATACACTGTCATTCGATCCATAGTTGTGAACATCGCCACTGTACGATGGGTCTATATCCTCTAGAACATTGTCTGTTGTGGTTGTGCCAGATACTTCCCTTGTCTCAACCTGTGTAATCTGAGTTGTGACAACTTCGCTGGTCGTAGCTTCGATAATCTCTTCGACATATGTGGTTTCGATAGTCGTAGTTTGCTGGTCGCCAACTGTCGTTACAACAGGGTCGCCATCAGTAGACGTAACTGTGACTTGTGTGATTGTGCCACCATTTGGTCCAGTATCGCCGGGTTGATATTGCTGGTCATATGCTAGAACACTTGAAGAACATAATAGAAGAAAAGCAAAGACAAATTTACTTATCGTTATAAAATTCTTCATCTTCGTCTGGGCTACCACCTATAATTAACTTTGTCTTTGGACTACCAGTAACTTTTTGTTTTACTACAGGTTTTACTTCTTTCTTCTTTTCTCTCTTGACTTCTCTAATCTTTTTCTTTAGAATACTAGAACCGTCGGGAATATCACCAGGGTTAGCAACCCAAGCGGTCAATGCTGCTTTACCGATTTTACCTTTATATGGGCAAGGAGTACCAGCCATAATCATAGCATCAAAGATTCGAGCATCTTGACACAGAGTAGATACGGCAGCAACCTTCATGCCCATACCAAAAAGACTACGAGCAAGTTTGATCCGTTCACAGTTTTCGTCAGTGATTGTTATGCCAGTCGCAACACCTACTAGTCCTGTCTGCACAGCACCACTTAGACCTTGCTTACAAACGTCGTTATTATTAATAACAACACCGGGGGCAGATGCAGTAGGTGGAGTCTTGTCCACAGTGGTCGTGCCAGATACAGTGTTAGTACCAGTGACAGTCGAGGTTACCGTATTGGTCTGTGCTTGTGCGTTACCAGCAACAACTAATGCGCCATATATGATAAATAGAATTAATAAAAATTTTGTAAGAGGATTCATCCGCTTCTCCATTGGGCTTGACAACAAATTAAAAATGTGGTATAGTCCATTGTATGATGAAAAACGAACATTTCAATTCAATAGGTAAAAATTACCTAGTAATTGTTTTCATTACTACCTATTTATCTATTGAATGACATGAGGAGAACATGATGACTAATAAAATTCGTAAGCGTCGTAAGCCTATGACGAAAGAACAACGAGCAGCGGCAGCAGAACGTCTTGCTAAAGCACGAGCTGCTAAGGGTGCATCTAAGAATTTAAGTCTGCACCATAGCATTCGAGAGATGCCAGACGACCACCCCATCTCTCCAGCGAAAGTCAAAAAGTGGTTAAAGGTAAATAAGGAAGCACTAGCTGCTGCTAAAAAAGATGCTAGGAGTAATAAGAAACTTCTAGGTCGAGTCGGTATCTTAGATACCTATGTGACTAACATGGAACGCTATCTTAGAACTGGTGTCTGGATGGATTTGTTCTATGGTGAAAATCAAGAGCATCGTATTGTGCGTAAATGTGTAGCGCCATCTTATGATAAGGATGGTAATGTCATACGAGAGGTAGGAGTCATCTATCCAGACATTGGCAAATACACACAAGAGATGTATGAAGAAGATAATCCATAAATAAACCGAAAGGGTTTAATAAATGTCCGATAACATTATTGAGTTTCCTAAAGATAGGATCGTAGGAGATAAACTAAATCTTCCCAGGACAGAGGAAGACTTAGTGAAGTCTATTACACTCAATCGAATGATGCTAGTCGATGAAGTTGTGAACTCTATGTTTAACAACATGGGCTCAAAGTTATTCTTCCATGGCTTCCCCATCGACCAAGAAGAGTTCTTCAAGGATTATGTTCTTGTTGGTGAGATGTTACGCGCTGTGCTATATGATAGTGTCGGTGTCGAGCATCCACTACAAGAAGTTCTAAATGATAACCGAGACAAGTTAAAGGACTTGACAGACAAAGGCGACTTGGTTATTATGGAAGATGATGATGACGGAATGTTTGATGAAGAGATTTAACATATAGGCTGAATTATGATTTTGCTTGATTTTTCACAGGTTTGTCTATCCGGCATTCTTGTGGGTGGAAACAAGGACTTTAGCGAGGACTTGGTTCGACACATGGTTCTTAACTCTATCAGGAGTTTTAAGAAACGATTTTCTGAATATGGTGAACTAGTTATTTGTTGTGATGACAAAAACTATTGGCGCAAGAAGGTGTTTCCTTACTACAAGGCTAATCGTAAGAAAACACGAGACGAGTCGTCGCTTGATTGGAATATGATTTTCAATACGCTCAGTACGATTAAGGAAGAGATTCGTGATAACTTTCCCTATGTCGTGCTACAGGTAAAAACAGCAGAGGCAGATGATATCATTGCTACTATGGTTGACCGATTTGGAAACAACGGTGAGAGTATCATGATTGTATCTGGTGACAAAGACTTTTCTCAGTTACAGCGTTACAAAAGCGTATCTCAGTATTCTCCCATCACAAAGAAAATGATTAAGGTAGATGATCCTATGGAGTATCTATACGAACACGTTGTTCGTGGTGATACTGGTGATGGTGTACCTAACATCATGTCTCGTGATGATGTATTCGTGAATGGTCTAAGGCAACGCCCTCTCACTAAGAAGAAGGTGGCTGCTATGGTCGATGATATGAAACGTGGAGTGACGCCCTTTGAGGGTGAGGTCAAGAGAAACTTTCTTCGTAATATCCAACTCATTGACTTAGCAAGAGTGCCTAACGATATTCGTGAAGAAGTACTAAATAGTTACAGTAACTACGAGCGTAATAGTCGTTCTAAGATATTGAACTATTTTATTCAAAAGAAACTTAAAAATCTTATGAGTGATATACAGGAGTTTTAAATGAAAGTCGGTATGGCAGAGATGCTAAAAGATATCGCTAAGAAGAAGGCAAAGAAAGATAAGATTGCTCTTTTGCAACAAGCAAGAAAGACACCACACCTCTTTGCTTTTCTCAAGTACGTTTTCAAAGACAGTATCATGTGGGATTTACCAGAGGGTGCGCCACCTTATAAGAAGCAACCGAAAGAGTCTGACCTACAGCATATGTTCTATTCAGAGTTTCGACGGTTGAAGATCTTTATGAAGGGTGAGTACCCTCAGATGAAACCTGTCAAGCGCGAGACATTGTTTATTGAGTTTCTAGAATCATTAGACCCTGATGATGCAGAACTCGTTATTGCTATGAAAGATAAAAAGTTACCGTTCAAGGGACTGACAAAGAAAACAGTATGTGAAGCTTTTGGAAAAGATACAGTAGGCTGGTAAAATGGGAAAGACATTCAAACGTTCCTCTTCTAAATGGGATGATGACGATTACGACTTTCAAGAGTCTAACAATCGTAAGGCAAAGAAGTTCAAGAAACTGCGCGAGAGTCGTCGCAAGAAGCAGCATGAAAATAATGATTTAATTGAAAACAGGAACAACCTTGATGATAGACCTGACTAAGAAGACTGCATTTATTATCGGAAATGGAGCAAGCCGTGCAAAATTTGACCTCACAACTTTATCACCACATGGTACGACTTACGGGTGTAATGCTCTATATAGAGACTTCTATCCTGATTGGTTGGTGTCTATTGATGACGGGATGATTGCTGAGATTAGAAACAACTCTAACTTTCCTCTCGAACGTTTTATCGAACCACCAGAAGAAGAAAAATGGGAACCAGTAGAATTGTATAATGCACCTGTTGGTACTCGGACACCAAGGTCAAATGCTGGCATGAATGCCATGACTGAAGCAATTCGTCATGGTCATGAGCAGTTGGTGATGATTGGATTTGACTTCATCGTTGCTAACGAACAGATCGGTACATCGAATATGTACGATGGCACTGATAACTATGGTCCTAACACACGCGCATCATTCCAAGACCAGGCTCGTCGCATGAACTATCTCAATTGGTTCATCGATAAGAACTGGGATATTGATTTCGTATTCTGCTATCCTATCATTGATGGCGGTGCAACAATCTGGGAATTTATGTGTGAGCGTGATGTCGGTGGCATGACGTATCAAGAACTTGAGGATGTACTGAAAAATGTTTGAAATCATGGCAGCGTTTATCAACATCATGATTATCTATGTGTCAGTTGGTATGTGTTTTGCATTAGCTCACTGTTTCGCAATGATGTATGCAGTCAATTTTATTGATAGTGAAACTTCTGATGAACTTACGATTAGTGCAATCATACAACAGACAGTCGTATGGATTTTTGACTGGCCTAGAGTTATCATGGAACTTGTAGATCGCTTCAGAGATAAATAGGTCAAAGGAGAGGTTATGCCCGAATATACTTTTTTTCATACTGAGACAGGCATGGAATGGGATGACATTATGTCAATCTCAGAAAAAGAAGAGTACCTCAAAAACAATCCAAAAGTAGAACAGGTTATCAGCGCCATGAATATTGTTTCTGGCGTTGGCGGCATTCGTAATGACGGTGGCTGGAATGAGGTTTTGCAAAAGACCGCAGAAGCACATCCCGGCAGCGAACTAGCAGCATCTATGGGTTCTAAACAGTCAACAAAGGAGGTCAAGACAAGACAAGCGGTCGAAAGGTGGAGGAAGTCAAGAGCTGCTACGGGTGGTTAAATTAACCCTAGCAAGAAGGAACACTAATAAATGTCCCTGCAATACAACTACGACGACGACTATTCAGTAAATGGTAATATCACATCGTTTCCGAATAAGAAACAATTCAGAGAATTAACAAAGAGACAAAGGAGACAACTCCGAAAAGAACAGCAGCAAGCAAAGAATAGTTCCCTAAAGATTAGAAATATCCAACCAAAGACAGAGAACCAAGACCTCGTGTTTCGAAACTTTGACGATGGATACAATCTACTACTCCACGGGCTCGCAGGTACAGGTAAAACATTCATATCACTTTATCTTGCGCTGTCAGATATTATTGAAGGTTACGGTGAGCAAAGAAACATTACTATAGTACGTTCTTT